GCATTATAGCAGAACTTTTTAAATCTCCATCTAATCTTGTCGCTAGGTCTAAAACTACTTCTTGAGTTTTAGCAAATTCTTTTCCAGTTATATTTGTAAAAGTTAAAAGTTGTGCAGTAGAATCTTTTAAAATTTCTTCATCTCCAAACAATGTAGTTTTTTGTAAATCAGCAGCCATTTTTTGCAATTCTTTGGATGTAAATCCAACAGTTCCAGCTGTTGATTTTAACCCAGCTTCAACTTGTGCAATTGCTTTTTGTTGTTGGTCAAAGGCTTTTATAGATGCTACTCCTAAAGCAGCTATAGGAACTGTTAATCCCATTGTTAAAGATTTTCCAGTTTTTTGTATATTCTTTCCAAACTTTTTAAGCTTCTTTTGAGCTTTATTCATTGCTCTATCAAAACCTTTAAGGTCGGCTCCAAATTTGAAATTTAAAAATCCTATTGCTTTACTTGCCATGCTCTTCTAATTTTTTAATATATTCTGCTTTATTTTTCAAATCTTTAAAATCTATTTTCAATGCTTCTTTTTCCCATTCAAATCTTATCAGATCTGTTGGCTTGATGCTTTTGTTTTTCGGGAGCTGAATGTTTAATAATAAACAGGTGCTCCATCTTGTTCTCTCCCAATCACTTCTTTGCCTCATGTTTTCAAGTTTGTAAAAACCATCAACTTTGTTCCAAAACTCTCTTGGCAACATCTCATAAAAATCATCAACATTCATGCCTAATTGTCCGAATGCTATCTGTTCCAATTTAGGCCAAGTTAGCTCTTCTTCTTGGCCTTCTTGGCCTTTGCCTTTTTTTCGTTACTATCCCCCATTGCTCTTCCAAGTATCTCAAAAGCTTTTTCCATACAATCCATATTTCCATCGAACATATCAGTAACATCATCAATACTATATGTAAATGGTTGTTTTGCCGCTCTGTAACCATCTTGTAATCCACAATAAATTAAACTAAAAGCATCATTAAAAGTAAGTGCTCCAGATGATAATTTGTTTAAATCATTCATTGTTGATCCAGTCATTAAACTATACTTCCTTAATGCATTGAAACCAAATCTACAAGGCATTTTGTGTTCTCCAATTTCTAAAATTTCATATTTCATTTTTCTGTGTTTTGTCTTTTCTGAATTAAAAGAAACCTACCCCCGCACTCAGAAAAGAAAACGCAAGGGCAGGCTCTAAATTTTTATTTAACTTACTGTTTGAACTAAAACTCCACTTCCTTGAAATGAACAACTAAAAGTACTCGTGTCCTCAAGTGGG